TATCCTCAATTTCGTGATGCGTATAGGTTGCTAGCTCTCCGCCTGATTTATCAAAGGCCAAGAACGTACCGCTCTTCTTGCCAAAGGCGTTGGCATAGCCGCTGATCTGGCTGATATAGCCAAAGGCATCGTCGTCAGGCAGCGTACCATTCTTGAACTTCTTCATGCTGAATGCGCTGGCAGACTTAACATCGACCAGTTCGCCATCTATGAAACAATCGATGTGTCCCTTGATGTCGTCTATCTCAATCTCGGCTTGCATCTCAGTCACAGAGTGTCCAGCTTCCTTAGCCAAGTAGATCAACAGTGCTTCAACAATGTCACCTACAATGAACTTGAGCTTGGTCTGTGGCGTAAAGCTCTCAGCCTGGTCATCGCCGTTGATATCGTACCACAATGCCCTGCTGCACGGCTTGCCAATGTTAGACATACGCAGCTTGGGATTAGGTGCAGCTTGGCTGACCCATAACTGTTTACGCATGGAGTCCATCACAGTAGCACCTAGCTCAAACAGTAGCCCTTGGTCTGGTTTCTTCTTACCGTTAGACACCAAGTCGTAGATGTCGTCTACCAGTGTGTCAATCGTTTTTGTCTTTATCATATTCTACCTTCACTATGTTTTTGCAGCGTTTCTGTTTTCCGTTCTTGACTTTGCTTATCTCAGAGTGATCATATCCATGAAGCCTAGCAAACTCTCTGACAGACATATTATCAATTCTATGCTCAACGCCATTGTCGTAAGTTATGGTAAACGGTCCTAAGTATTTAGGGTTTTTAATCCCAGCCATGCCTTTGTAGCTCTCAACTGGCCTGAAGAACCTCTTACCACCAATGTTCTTATTGTAGTAGTCATCACTCCCAAGAACATCCAGATCAACCTGTACCTTCATCTCGTTGTAGTACAGGTCACGTTTGTTTTTACATAGTAAAAGTATAACAAAATTGAAAGCTCTCTTGCCTAGCTTCTCTATGTCCGGTGCTAAGTATTTAGAACTTGAGCAGTAGTATTTCCAATTACTCTCCGTTGTTCTCTTTGTCTTCTTATATCTATACAGGTGCTTGCAACCTATATAACTCTTGCCGGACTCTTTGTGGGTAATCTGGTAGACAAATCCAAAGTGGTCGTTCGGATTGAATCTGCCTACCAGACTAGTGTCCCAATGCCCGTACTTGGGCGCTCCCACTTAGAACGGAACGTCGTCGTTCAGATCGTCCACCGCGCCAGCCTTTGGCTTGTCGTCAAACCCCTTGCCCTCTGGGACAAACTCCACCGGGTCAGTGATCTTAACAGCGTTCATAAAGGTGGTAATACCAGTACCAAAACTGTTGTTATAGGGGCGCTGGCTGACCTTTACCACAGCCTTGCTACCGCTGCTGAGCATGGTAGGACCGCTATAGTCGTTGCCCTCTGCGTCGAACAGCTGGGGCTTATAGTTACTCTTAAGCTGGACATAGGCCATGCCGTCCATCTTACCTTCGTCCTGCTTAACAGAAAGGCCAATGTTCTTGGCGTTCTTAACTTGGTCACCTTCAAGACCAAGTGCCACACTGTAGCGGTCGAACTTGTCCATCTTGTCGAAGATGAAAGGGAAAAACATTGTGCCTTCAAGGTATGTAAATGAGTTAGCCATTAGTGTATCTCGCTCCAGTTATTTCCAGTTTGAACGTCGCAGTCTAGTTCACAGCTTAAATTGTACGCTTTGTTAACTTGACGTATAGATAGTATAACACAGTCCTTAGCTGAATCAACATCTTTATCTGACGTTTCTAAAACTAATTCGTCATGCACCATTGCTACGATCTTGGCATCTAATTTTCTCCTTCTCAGGTGGTAGTCTACGTACATGAACCACTTCTTCATCAGCACCGCAGAGCTACCTTGGATCAATGTGTTCAGTGATGCATGGGCTGAGCGTACTCTAAGAACCCTGCCGTCCAGTGCCAGTAGCTTACCTTGGCTCTGGCCTTTACGCATCACCGCTTCAGACAACCGCTTATACGCTGGCATATTCGCCATAAATCTTTGACGTAGTTCCGCCCCGTCCTTGGCCGATCCGTTAACGACACTCCCGATCTTTGCGTCTCCCGCTCCATAGAGAAGCGCGTAGATGAACGTCTTAGCTTGCGCTCTATTTTCCAGACCAGCCATCTGTTGATTAGCTGTGTGTACATCGCCTTCCAATACCTCCGTTGTGAATTTTGAATCGTTCATGTAGTGAGCCAAGACACGTAGCTCAAGACCCGCAGCGTCGGTGTCTAGCAGCACCTTGCCTTGTCCAGCTTCCCACAGTGACCTGCACTCTGTACCGTACTCTGAGCGCACCGCAGGAACCTGTTGCAAGTTAGGACTTACGCAGCTCATGCGGTTTGTCACAGCACCTAACGTCCGATACCTACAGTGTACCCTACCCTGTTCAGAACAAGCCTTGATCCACGCCTTGATCAAAGCGGAACGCTTCTGTAGCAGAAAGTATCTAGCTAATGTCTGCGCCACTGGTAGCTTGCAGACTTTCAATGTCTTCTCGTCTACCTTTGGCTTGCCACTGGGCGTTCTAGCAGTAGGTTTCCACCCTAGCTCTATTAGCCTGGTTGCTATCTGTTGCCTACTGGCAGGATTAAACTCTGTTACCTTATCCTTCAGGCGCTTTCCCGTCTTCAAAGAATGACGTTCTTCTACGATAGGTGGGAACATCTCTATGCACCGTGTACTGATACTGTCTTGCTCAATCTGTATACCGTTGTACAACTCTATGGCTTTAGCTAGGTTCAGCTTGAAACCATTTTTGCTAACCCGATCTGCCACTATACGCATACGGTGTTCGTCTCTTACAGATTGCTCACTAAAATCTACCATCTGATCAGACAGAACGCGGTGTACCTTACTGCATACCACAACGTCCTGCTTGCAGTACTCCAACATCTTGGGAGTGTACCGGCTGAAGTCATCTTCAAAGTCTTGCTTAGGTTCTCCAAGGCGTATGCCCCAAGACTTCAGGCTGTGTCCCTTTTCGCGATCAGGTTTGTCCAGCATGGAGAGAACAAGGGTGTCTACCATCTGATCAAACTTCAGGTGTATGCCCCAAAGCTTAGCAAGCACCGGATAGTCGAAGCCAAGGCCATTATGTGCAACCACGGCAGCGTCTTCTAGGTAGCTAGACAAGCCTACGGGGCTGGTCCAGACGCGCATATCCTTGTCTTCCAAGGTGACCACACAGTGGATCATTGTGGCGTCTATGGCGTCCGTTTCTATGTCCAAGATTACTACCCGCACAAGTGTCTCCAGCTGACGGGGAAATCTATTTTACACCGCTCCGATATCTGGTCTGCAACGTGACGCGTCTCTGCCTGTGCATCGTCCGCCTGTCTTAGCTTACAGACCCGGCTGAATGCGTACAACGATCCTGTCCAGTACCACTCTGTGTACGCACTCTGGGGGAGAACCATGCGTGCTTGCTCAGGTGCCACACCAATCTCCAGCAGATGCTGGTACGTCCACAGGCATTTTTTAAGCAGCACTTGGTAAGGATCGTTCATCACGTTGTGCTTGTTAATATCTATGATCTTGTCAGAGGAACCTTGCTTCTTATCTTCCGGTGATCCACGCCACTCTTCAGGAATATAAAAATCAGGATCATCTGATACATACCTGCGGCTCACTTCGTTCCAGACCAAGCCTACTTGGTGCTTGGCTAGTTGTCTGGCTACGAAGATAGGCGCTCTGATGTGGAACTGCAAACTGGTGTGGGCAAATGGTGACCAGTGGTTGTGATCTGCCAAATATTTTATCAGCTTCTCATCGCCGGTTTCCATTTCTAAGTGTACCTTGTCGAAGCTTACCCGCGCAGCATTGACCACACTCAGGTCATCACCCATGCGATTTATAAGAGCTACTTGTATCATCCCTGCCCTCTGTTCTTGCTCTTCTGTCCTGCAAATGCTGAACGCTTACCCACAGTCTTGCGGTAATTGAGAGGCCTGGTTCTGCCCCGTCTGCGTACCTTGGTCTTGGGAGTGTATGTAATATTTTGCGCGGCCACTAGAAGCTCTCCTTGAATGTTGTCAAACGTCCTGTCGATTTGTCATACAGCAGCTTGTCACATGCCCCTGTGTCACCAGTGTAGCGACACTTCAGTACGCGCAGGGTAGTGGTGTTGCACTCTATCGGATCGTCACTCTGTGTGTCTCTCTCCATGCTGACCACGGTGTCACTGATCTGTGCAATACCATGCGATCCTCTAAGGTGTCCAAGGTTTACCTCCATGCCCTCTTCGTGGCTACGATCCGAGCTTGCCCTACGCAGATGAGTGACCAAGTGTATCGCACAGCCTGTCTCCTCAGTTAACTGGCGGAGCAACGTCATGGTGCGATCAATAGCTTTCCGTTCGTCATTGATATCCAGACCACTGACCAAGATGCTCAAGTGATCGATGAAAATGATCTTACAATCTAGACCAACCACCATGTACCGCACACGGTTTATCAGGTCTTCCATCTCAAGGCTACCAAAATGATCGTAGATAAACACCCTTCCGGTGCCTAAAGTAGTGTCGAAGTATTCTTTGATCTGTTCTTTGGAATACTTCTCGAATACTTCGTTCAGGTGTAGTCTATCACTTGCTTCAACCGCCAAGATACCTCTGCGGGTGCGGTCAACGGACTCCTCCAAGGCTATGATACCTATGCTAACGTCCGTTTCCTTGAGGTAATGATGCTGAAGCTCCCTGAGCAGACTTGACTTGCCTACGCCCGTACCTGCTGCCCATGTTACGATCTCCCTAGACCTAACACCTAGTGTCTTCTGCTGTAGACCGGGGAAGGGGAAGTCTATCGACCGCAGGTTCTGTTCAGACCACAGACCATCGAAGTCTGATGCGGCATTCTTGATACCGCTGGGTGTATAGCAGCTGGCATTCTTCAAATGTCCTAGGAACTCTTGCTCCATGCTGCGGGAGCTATACGTGCAAGCGTCCTTATGCTCTAGCTCAACGATGAACGCCTTGCCGGGCTTGAGCAGCTTGGCGCACCTCTCTGCCTGTTCCTGCGCCTGTGGTTCAGCATCGAAGCAGATGAACACACGGTCGAAGGTTTCCAGCAGCTCAAGGCTGTTCTTGAAGTCGCGCTCAGCACTTGCCTGTCCGCTCTTCAAGCTCAGCGCGTGTACTATGCTGTTACCCCGCTTGCTGATCTCATTGGCAGCGGGCTGGATAGAGTTAGCCATCTGGAACGCTGCCATGGCGTCCGCCTCGCCTTCTGTGACGATAAGTGTGCTGGAGCTAGTCCCCAGCGCTTTACTCAGTGTGTGCGTCCCAAACAGCGTACAATTTTTAAAGTCCCCACTCGTTGAAAATATCTTACCCGCTCGCCTGGTTTTCTCCGCTGCTCTCATACCGTCCGGGCTGTGATACGGGAACATCACTGCCACATCGCTGACCGTGACATCGTAGAAATCAGACACCGCCTTGCTGATCCTGCGATCAGACCACGGGGTATCAGGTTGCGGTTTGCGGTAGTTATCCAGATGTTCGATCTCGCTGACCTCTCTGAGTGTCTCTTCGCAGCTGAAACAGTAAGTATGCCCATCGTCGTATATGCTCAGGGCATCACTACTGCCGCAGCTTTGACACGGTTGATGCGTCTTGATAGCTATGGATTCAATTTGATCCATCAGTGCTGTGTCTCATCGTCTTCGTCCAGTTCAACGCCAAAAGCAACTGGCTGCTCTAGGTACATGTTCAATTCTTCAAGAGCCATTATCATAAAATATGACAAACTTCTCTGATTGACGCGGCTCATCTCGTAGAAGAACTGCGTAACGCTGGGGGACAAACCCTCTTTGTATAGCTGTTCAAAATAATCTCTTTCAATCTTACTGTCCATCGTTAACCTTTCATCAGATAGTATAAAAATAAAAACAAGCACATTGCCACAGCTGTGATTTTTAGAACATCAATCGTACTCAAAACGGATAGTGTCAGCACCTGACATCTCCCCTGCTAGGGCAGCATACCCACAGATATCGACAAAGCTGTCGTCAGTGTAGCTTTGCATCAAGCGTGCAATTTTGACCAGCATCATCATCACAGCCACGTCGGTGGGTTTAATTTTACTATCGTGATCCAGATAGTTATTCCAGAAATCAGCAATACGCATGTGATTTAAATACGCATCGCCGTAGTCCTTGGCACGATCACCATTGATTAGCTGACCTGCCGTAACCAGGATTTCATCACGTTTCATTTCTCACCTTTCAATTTCTGTTCTATTAGTATGGCACGTCCTATAAAAATAGCCAACAATTGTGCAAACAAGTTCATTCGTCTTCTTTCAGCAATGTCTCAATGGGGTCTGTTTGACCCAAGGTGCGCCGCACCACATGTCCGCACTCTCCGCAGAGATCATTCTCCAGCGGCTGAGTGGGAGACAATGGCGCGTCACAGATCGCGCAGCGCACGCTATGCGACCAAGCGATACTGCGCGTAATTGCGACC